ATGAATTTTTTGTCAATACTAACAACACCATAGTCCATACAGTTCCAAAACTGTAGGTTTGGTAAGTTCATATCAGGGTCTGGTGTTTGTGGACGAGATAAAAAGGCACTGATAGGTAACTTATCGTACATTGCCGCATATTCTGGTAAATAAGTCTCAAAATAAAAAGCGCGTCCAGGAATCGACTTTGCCGAAACCCAAACGCCCTTGACAAATTCACCATGACCACTTTGATGGTCTGTAAGGTATTCTTTACGAACCCATACCTCAACAGATGGAAGATTGGTGATAAGACAACTCATAAGACTTTATTGACTGTCTTATTTAACCCTTACCTTGACCACGATACTTCTTCTTTGCTTTATTGCGAGAAGACGCAGCGATCTTCGTATTCACACTACACCCTTGACGAGTTTTCTTCGGTGCGCCCTCTACATAACCGCCACCTTTACGCATAGCCATTTGTTAATCTCCTAATAATTTCAGTTTCAAGATCTTCAGGTCTTGGAGAACCTGTCTGATAATACTCTATCGACAGGTTCTCCATCATATCGAAATACTCCTCCTCTGTCAAGTTAGAGTACAGTTTACGTCCCTTACAGTAGATATTGTAAGACTCGTCAGCCATCTCAAATCACTCTTGTCTTTTCGTGACCGACTCTGATACGAGGATCGCACCAGATTTCAAAACCTGCTTCCTTTGCATCCAGACAGAATGATACATCTTCTCCACACATATCCTGTACTGCACCAGAATCAAAAACTTGCATCTTTGGTGCAAACCAGGGATACTTCATGTCTTCGTGCTCAAAGACACCGTGCTTAATCATCAACCATCCAAATCCTGCATAATCAACGGTAAATGGTTTCTTACGCTTCTGAATACTTTCAAGAGTTTCGTGATTCATGACACCACCATTGTTTTTGAAATCATCTTCATCTAACCAGTGTGCAACAGAAGTCGTTCGTCCATCTTCAGTACAGTACCAACCACTGGCAATGTCTTTGTCCATTAGAATCAACTGATAGAACTTTTCAGTATTAAAGACAATATCACTATCAATCCACAATTGATAATCATAGTTTAGTCTTCCGTCCCAAGGAATCTGGTCGGGTCCTCGCAGTACATTCGCACCCAGACACTTACATCTTGCAAAATTCACCATCGATGAATAGTCTTGCGAAATCTGAATACTTGCACCTGCCTGCACAATATCAAAACACAATTGCACAAAATTTTTCAGATATGTATATGAGACACCTCTTCCAGGTAGGCAGAAGACGATCGATTTTCCTTTGATCATCTCTTTTGCTTTCTCATAGTCCCACTCTGAAGTGCTTTGTGATGGTGTGGGTGCCTTTGCTTTTACGGTAAATCCTTTAGCCATAATAGAGTGTAATTACTTCAGTATCATACAGTATTATCTAGTATAAGTCAATCTCCCTTCACTTCGGTTATCACAATACAGTCTCCCTCAACCTCCATATTTACTTCGGTTCCTTCATACCAACCAAAATCATTTAGTATCCACTCCGGGATCGTCACATAATACTCTCCAGTTATTGGATCGACTTCTACGGTTGTAAAATTTTCTCCGGGATTTTTTTGCATTTGAGGTATTTGTGTTTCCATTTTTGTTTTATATAGAAAAGTTGTGAGTTTTATAAAGAGCTGGCGAAAGCAAGACTTTATAGCTTAGAGGGACCCATGGGTTTTATATACACGGCGGCGACCCCGCCCGGGCGGGCACGGCGGGGCACTGCTGATTCACGAACGCATGAGGATCAGAAGCGATCCAGCAGACGGTCACGGGCAGCGGCACGGCGGTCGGCAGCATACTGGGCAGCGGCACGACGCTTCACGCCGTCAAGGTCATGCACCATTTGAGCACCGATACCAACCTGGCGGGTGATCGTCAGACCTTTGCCAGCACCAACAGCATGGGAAGCAGTCTGGCGGTCGTTACCCTGAACCGAACCCATGGCAGCGCCGCGACCGTGCTGAGAGTTGCGTTGCATGGTCTCACCCTTACGGGGACCACGGGTACGAAGGCGGGTCACGGTGACTTCCTTACCAGCGGCGTTCAGATCGGCAGCGATAGCGGAGAGGTTGGAAATGGAAGCGGTCATGGGTCGGTGTCGGTTGACTTGAGAGTATTGTAGCAGATCGGGGGAGGGGGTCAACCCTCCAGAACCCACATTCCCAGTTCCCCAGCGTCCAGGCGCTGGTTCATCAGCGCCCACCAGGGAGACTCCATAAAGTCGTCCAGGAGACCCAGACGGTTGACAAAACTCAGACCCTCCAACCAAGAAACGGTGCCGTCCCATTCGGCGGCGGAGAGGAAGCGGTCCCAGGTCTGTGCGCTGAACTCTTCGAAGGTCATTGGGTTCGGTCGGTTGCGTTGACTTGAGTATCCTACAGCATAGGGCGGCAGGATCGGGGGTCAGTCACAAAACTTCAGAAAGCGATCGGGGCAGAGGTCGGGGCATTGATTTCGGCAAAGTGCTGGGCACACTCCTCAATGCCCTGGGTTTCCAGATCGGCGGTGATAGTGTCCAGGATTGCCAGCAGTTGGGTTCCGTCAGCGGCACGGTTCAGGAGGGAGGTTGCCAGGTCGCGGGTCATGGTAGGATAGCGGGTTGATAGGGTGGCAGTCTTTGAGGGCGCTGCCGTTCCTATGGGATCAGAGATCCCAGAGCATGTCGTTCATTTCCTGGGCGTCGATCGCGGGGTCGTCCCAGCGCACACCGTCGCCAGTCTTAACCAGGTGGCGACCGATCTGCCCGTCAGTCATGCAGCGCACGAACTTCTCCCAGGGGGTCTCAATGCCCACCTCACGGTAGGTCACACATGCCTTAGCGGTGTTGTACAGAAACTCATCGTTGCCGATCCAGAGGGCGGCATTCCAGGTTTCGTAGTTTGCCCAACCGTTGTAGGTCTGTGCGGTCATGTCGTTTCGTTTGACTGAAGTCATTATAGGGTGGAGAAGCGTCCCATCGGTTGGGCGGTGGACAGTTGCTGAATTGCCATCTGCTCCATGATGGGTCGCCAGTTCAGACGCTTAGAGTCGGACTTTTGCAGGCAGTGGACGACGGTTCTCAGCAATCACCTGCTGAGTGTAGTCTGCCATGATGGCGTTGAGGTCGGGTGTTTTGTTCATGCTCTTAGTATAGGGGGTGATGGGGGCATTGAAACCCCCACTGTGCCACTTATCTTACTGGCACACCTCATACACTGAACGGCGACCAGTTTTGCTAATCACCTTTGCATCCTTAGCGCGGCGAACTGCCCATCGAACGCTTGTGCGCTCTGCCTTGCTATCAGCGCCCAGGGTGCTGTAGAGTTCGCAAAGCGTGATGTACTCCCTCCCCTGCTTTACCATGGCAGTGATCAGAACCTGAGCGGCAACATCAAAGGCGCGGCAGGCATCTCCAGAATCGCTGAGGGTGAATCCCATTGGTTTGCTTTGAACTGAAGTCATTATAGGGGGTAAAGGGGTCGCCCAGGGGGCATGAGTGGACAGTACGCTCACTGGCACACAAACTTCGCGTTGTTGAAGTTAGCATAACTGAAACGCTCACGATTGACCAGTTTCATTGTGCCAAACTCATTGCTGTAGACATAACCTTCGGAGTCAATTCGATCAGATCCAATGTAAGCAGCAGGACCATCATTGCGGCAAAGGAAGAGTGCATCATCTTTGATAGATTTCACAAGTGCCCACAATCCAAGCAGGTTAGGATCACAGTCGAATTCGCTATTCACAACAGGGCGATTCTCCCTGATACATGCATTCAGTTGTTGCTTAATTTGCTTTGCTTTCTTCTCATCGACAAAGGTCACATTCTGTGCCATTACTTTAGCGAACTGAATCACTTCGGAAAGGTCACCAAACGAACCTGCACACTTGGTATAATCACCAGAGAAGATGCGTGCCTTGGGTTTCACAAACTTACAGTTATGTCCGTCCTCCAGGTTAACAGTCAGAGGGATTGCCCAACTATCACGAAGGTCATCATTTGCCTCATAACGGGTATGTGGAGCAATGATAATTTCTTCATGAATTACTTCTCCGAAATTGTAAGTGATAGTGTTGGGAGTGTACTCAGACTCTCCACCAAATCCAATAAAATCCCCCTGATAAATGGAGTCTGTATGAGGAATCCAATCAAAACAAGCGTGCAGAATTTTTGCAACTTCACCTTGGTGGTTCGCATCAATGTCCGCATGGGATTCGTTGATCTTAATCTTTACTTTGTTGAAGACACTTTTGGTCCCCACGAAGAAGTTACCCGTGGCAGGATTGCGACCCCAGACAATAGCGGGAGCGCCGTCCATCTTAACGCTGAGAGTACCTGCTGCCTCAAACCAATCCAGGGCGTTCAGGTCACCCGTGAGGATGGTGTCTTCGGGGTGTTCGATGTGCTTGTTTTGTGTCATGAGAGTAGTATGGCAGGTCCTGAGGTGCTTTAGGGGGTTTGGTGGACAGTGTGCCAACTGGTCGGGCAGCCGACCTGGGTATAAAGAAAGGGGCACGAATGCCCCCCTATTTGTTATGCAAACATGAACCCATTGGTGAAGTCATACTCATTGTAGACGGGGGAAGTTCCTGCCTGTCCAATGAACTTATGAACGAACCAATTGAAGTTCTTTTGGAATACACATTCGCCCTTGATTCCGTGCTCCGAAAGAATAGCATTCAGGCGGGACTTAGTGGTGGCAGACTGATGCCCACCGTCAAAGATTTGCACGAAGTCATCACCAACCACTGCAATAGTGTTGCCATGGAGACGAACAATAGACTCATTAGTTTCAGGATCGAAAGTAACAGAAGTGTTACCAGATTGCCAGTTCAGGTTGTTAGAAATGGCGTTGTTCATTTCACGTTCGATCTTACGCAT